CGGGAGAGTTTTCGGAGACAAAATTACTGTTGTGAAGGGTTTCAACGTCGCGCAAGTGGCGGTCATCATGGAAGAGAAGTGGTCGAGCTTTGGTAGAACCATCAGCATTGGGCTGGACGCTACGAAGTTTGACATGCACGTCAGTGCCGGTATGTTGGAGTGGGAACATTCCATTTACAAGGCTCTCTACCATGGTGACAAGGAACTTGCCCGCCTACTTCGATGGCAGATCGATAACAAAGGGGTGGGTAGATGTGATGACGGCACGCTAAAGTACAGTGTTAAGGGGCGTAGGTTCAGTGGAGATATGAATACCGCCCTCGGAAACTGCATTATCATGTGTGCCATGGTGTACTGTTACGCCAAAGAGAAGGGAATTAGCATCAAGCTGATGAACAACGGTGACGACTGTCAAGTCTTCATGGAGGAACAAGACGAGCCCGCTTTCCGGAGTGGGCTGGCTGAGTGGTTCTTGCGTCTGGGATTCCGGATGACAATTGAGCCCACGGTAAACGACCTCAGCCAGGTCGAGTTCTGCCAGATGAAGTTGGTACACACCGAGACCGGACCCGTGATGGTTCGAAACATCGACAAGGCGAGAGAGAAAGACTCAATGAGTATTATTCCGTTGACTAGCGAGAAAATTTTTCGCAAGTGGATGTATGCTATCGGAGAGTGTGGACTCGCCCTCTGTTCTGGTGTTCCGATCATGCAAGCCATGTATTTGTGCTACATGCGTCACGGCGTTCCAAGCAAGTTGAAGGATTCAGTGGCTATGGAGACTGGAGCCCGCCTGCTTTCCAGAGGTATGGAGAGCAAGGCCAGGCCGGTCACCAACCAGGCGCGTTCGGACGTCTTCATGGCGTGGGGGTACACCCCCGACGAGCAAGTTGCCCTGGAGCGGTATTATGAAAGCTATGAGCCGAAATATAACCCCCACGGAGTCGATGACTTAATTGAACTTCACCCAGCCCCATTCTAGGGGGCGGGATGGGCGCGCACGGTGACGCGCCACCCCGCCTGATATTCCACAATTATTTGACCAAAAAGAGTCAAGGAGTATCCAGCAGCACAACACAACACACACACACACAACACGCACTTAACCATGGCTCGCC